GCAGCGAATGCGCTCAGAGAACCGCATTGATTTTATTAAAATTGGCAATCAATGCCGATACCAAGTTGAAGCCATTGAAAGAATGGTTGAGGAACGAACAATAACAAAGGAAACATGAGAATGGAAGATGAAACATTGAGATATAGGGCACAAAACGAAGCGTATAAAATAGAGAAGACGAAAAAATGGGAGAAGTCGATGAATGATAGAGAGTTAGAGAGATAGAGGAAAATATAGGGTGCAAAACGAAACGTTTACATAGCTTTAATTTTGCTTTAATTTTAGATGATGATGATGAGGCGAAAGTTTACATTTGCTTTACATCTGGTTTACATGGGTGAAAATGATTAAAGCGACAGGATGGTGTGGCTAATGATTCTTTGTGAAATGGTACTCGATTGATGATGATATATATGGGAGGTTCATGGTGAGATATTGCGAGGTTCATGGTGAGATGCTGGGGTGTTCACTGTGAGACATTGGGGCGATTCTTGATAGTATATTTGGATGATTCTTGATGGTATTTCTCGGTGATGGGATGGAGACGATTTGAGGGGCAAATGAGGGCTTCTGTGGGCTTCTTTGTTGATGGATGGGCAATTATGAGGGAACTATGTGTGGAGCGGCTTACGAGCCGCTTTTATTGTGTCCTTTCGTAGGCTGCGATTTGAGGGCGTGATGATGGCGAATTTTGGGCGTTTAGGAATATTTAAGATGCAAAAATATTCCATATAGTGATTATTTGGTATATTTGCAAGCAAATTGGTAATAACGTTAATAAGGATAGATTATGGCTAAAGTGATACATGTACACCTCATGGTGGGAAAACACCAGGGGCTGAGGGACTTCTATTTTTCCTCTATCTCTGCCGTGTATAGCGTGCTGACTGCTGAGGAGGTGGGTGCAAGCAAGGGTTATCTGCTGCACGCTGGGCTTGGTGGAAACGGAACGGTGATGACAAAACGTGCTGTAATTAAGCAAGCTACGCTCATTTCGGGTGGGCGTGGAGATGCTGATTCGGGCGAGGCTTAGAAGGTATTCGAAGGCGATTTTTAGGGCTTGCGTGGGCGGTTTTAAGGGCTTGCGAGAGTTGGCAGTGACAAGGGAGCTTTGTGGCTCCCTTTTTTCGTGCCTTCTGGTACGGCTGATGGCGTGATTTTAGGTAAACAGAATGGTGGTTTTGTGGGTGGATGCTGGAGGCTTTTTTGGGGTGGCTTTTGGGAGTGGTTTATAATGACTCATTGGGTGTGGTTCTTGGTGACTTATTGGGATGGTTTTTGTTGATTTCCGGAATGATTCTTGGTGACATTTTGGGTGATTTTTGGTGGTTTTACAGATTGCTTTCGGATGATATTCGGACGGTCTTAGAATGACTTTCGAAAGGCTTTCGGATAGATGGTAAAATGGACGATATATTGTCGATTTTTGGATTTAGACTTGCATTAAAACTTGCAGTTTAGACTTGCAAATAAAAAGTTTAGACTTGCAAAAGTGGGGTCTGCGGCATACAAGAGCCTGAAAGGGGAAAGATACCCCTTTTGTTGCTTTTTCTGCCGAAAACTTACCCTTGCGGAGCAAAGGTTTTGTGCGATTACACCTTATTATATATAGTAGATGGGGGGATTTGTTGGCTGCTATTGGGCGGATGTATGGGGAGGGGGAAACTTTTAAGGGAAGAATGAGGAACGAAGAGTGAAGAATTGGAGGGGGTGAGAACGAACGACGAGCAAGTGAAGGGAAGAATGAGGAACGAGGGGTGATGAATCCATGTACTTTGATGGGATGGGAAAACGAGCGAAGGGCATTAGGACGATGTTGGGATGACGTTCTAATGTCCTTCGAGGAATATGAGAGAGATGTGTGGTAATTATGGGGGCAATATATGGGAGGGGTATTCGATGGCACGACCTAACCTTTTATTATTCGAGGCGGATGATGCCACGCACCAGGGCTATGGCATGGAGGTGGGACAGCGAAAGCTCGAAAGGTGGATAGCACTCATTGTCGGATACGAGGAGGATGTGGTCGGTGTCGGATCCTTGGCACACTCGCTTGATTAGGGCTCCTTGGTCGGTGTCGAGCACATAGGTCTTGTTCCACTGGAAGAAGATGTCGGTGAGCGAGATCTTTTGGCAAGCCACGAGGTCGCCCGATAGGTAGGTGGGCTGCATGGAGTCTCCCTTCACGGGTATGAGGAAGTCGGCACCCTCGAAGGAAGGCACCACATATCGCTCGCACTCGTATTCCATGACGGATATATCAGAGGTGAAGGCTCCTGCCATTGCGCTGAGAGGTATGAGGGGTATGCCCTTTTGGCTGCCCTGTGGTAGCTTATGGATGCCTGCCGAGGTGGTAGGCATGGAGGATGATGCGGTGGGTTGTGATGGTGCCTGATGGCTATCCCCTATTTCATGATCTTTTGATTTTTTAGCGGCAGAGGGTACCTTGGAGGGTTCGCTATGGTGCGATTTCAGCATCTCGCCCTCACCAGTGAGGAGCCAAGATGGTGATATATCCTTGTATACAGTTAGAATATTTTCTAATTTATCGGTACCAATGGCACCTTTGTTTTTTAGAGACTTGCCAAAAGAAGCGTTCGACATGCCAATACTGCGTTCAAATGCGGCAACTGAAATGCCCTTTTTGTCCAAATATTCCTTTATTCTTTCTACTATCATAGGATGTTATCTATAAAATTAGACCTTAATAGGAAAAAATCTATTAAAATATTTGGTAGTTATTAGAAAATTTCCTATCTTTGCACCGTGTTTAGTACCAAACACCGCGCCAAAGATACTAAAAAGGTGCGAGATAGGCAAATTTATCAACTTAAAAAAGAATAACGTATGAGTAAACGAAACGCCATCGAGTTCCTCAAAAACATCAAATGGCACTGCGAGCATGAAGAGCCAGAGGGGGACTTTATCAGTGCTACGATAGATTTCGCCCTTGAAGAGTTGGAAGTCGAGGAAAACAAATATCCAGTCATACCAACTCATAGGGACATAAATAATAACCAACAAAACCGAAAGATTATGAGTAAGATTGAAGACGTGTTCTGCACCTTAGGCAGAACCAAGAAAGTGGAGTTCATCTCCAAGAACATCGAATTGGCATCTGCAGATGCTGTGGCAAAGCAAGTGAAGGGTTACCTATTCGATGTACTCAACGACGTGAATGATGATGAGTATGTGGCAACCTACTTGAGAGGGAAAGGGTACGAGGTTACGAAAAAGGAATAAAAGATACAACCGATAACAGAATGCTTATTGCGTTCAGCACAAAAGGCCATAGGATGACAGCCCGGAAAGACGGGCACGTGCCGGGCAACGTTCCCGGCAAACCGGAGGCAGATGGGGGCAGGTCGCATGGTGATAACTGCCAGGTAAAATTAGGCGGAAGGGAGGTTCGATTCCTCCCGCCTCCACGAAAGTTAAGTGAAGAACGAAGAGTGAGGAGTGAGGAATGTCGCTCGCCACCCTTCATAAAAAAATGAGATTATGGCAAAGTGTAAATATCACCATTCTTGGCGACCAAGTAAGGCGCCAGAATCTGACAGCGATATGAATATCCGCATGGAGCATCAAGCCAGGTTGCTGTCGTCTGAACTATCTGTGCTAAGAGCACAACTTCTCGAAAGCTTGCACACTCTCGATGAAGCTCTACAGAAAGTGCAATGCTTGGAGCGGCTCTCATCTCTGCCTCCTCGTCAGGATAGTAGAAATGAAATTGAGCGTTTTTGTCGTCAGTTAGGATTGCGTAAGGTTGGAAGAATGACAGAACACGGTATAGTTCTTTTTGAAGACTCTCCCGATTGCGCTTCGTGTCAGTCTGTCGTGAGTCGATTGTGAGCATTGCTCTCATTTTGTAATACATAGGCTTATCGTTTTAACGGTTCCGTAATACGTTTCGGCTGCAAAGATAAGCAATTTCCTATAGAATAACAAAAAGAATGGATATGAAAAAGAGAATAGACACGACCAGGGAGATGCGCCAAAGGGCGATGAAGGTCTTCCATGTGACGGAGCAGACGGTGTTCAACGCCATCTGTTTCGACTCCAAGAGGGGCAACACCGACAAGGCGAAGCGCATCCGCAGCTACATTCTGCAGAACGGAGGCATCGTGATGGTGGAACTGCCAGAGGTGGAGACCATACACGACAGCGATGGGATGATGAGACAGTACTTCCCCAATGGTGCGATGATAGAGGTGAACAAGATAACGGGCGACCTCACCTCCTATTACAAGGGTGCAGAGATGATAAAGAAGGAGAACGTGAGCGTTCGACAACTCGCAGAAGTCCAGGACATCATGTCACTTTGGACACAGAGGGACGCAGACATCTACACGAACCCCGAGCTTTTCAAGAAGTACTGCGGCATCGCAGGATCAAAAAGTTAAACCATCAACCATTGAAGCTATATGGACATCACATTGGTATTGATTATCGCCTTTGGGACATGGGTGCTGGGCATCCACCAGGGCAAGCACTGGGATGAAATTACCAGTGAGGAGTGAGTAAAAAGGTAAAATAGAGTTATCAATCATGGAATATTACGGCAATACACTTTGTATATCGGCTCCCGAACTATTCGATGCAGGGATTATGACAAAATCAGGTTATGATACTCTGGTTAATCGTCGAAAGATAGACGTAATGAGGTCTGGCAAGGGAAAAGATAGATATGCGCTGATAGCGGTTGATAGCCTGCCAACAAAATATCTCGAACAGGTGACAATCCGCTATCCAGAAGGCTCGTTGATAAGGCTGCAGGGTTGGATAGTCTCCAACTACGAAGTGGATCAGAATGCCGTTGTTTTCTTCTTTGATAGCAAAAAGACTGGCGTTGAATTATCACACAAGCAGGCACGTGAGTATATCACCAATGCATCGGTGCTCAACTGCTGCATCAAGCTCTACGACCGTGCGGCTGCCTATCGCAAGCTGATGGGTGAGGATTACGACTGGAACAAGATGGCAACTGTCATCGAAACCCTGCGAGTGAAGTTTGGTCATACCTTGCCATCCTCAACTCTACGCTTTCGCCAAAAGGTGAGCCAATACAAGAAGAACGGCTACGCCGCCCTGATCAGCGGAAAGTTTGGCAACCAAAACAAGCGCAAGGTCGATCTGAAGCTTGAGAAGCTGGTGCTCGGGCTGTGGTGCCTGCCCAACAAGCCTTACGGCGCACAGGTACGGGACCTCTACGAGGCGTTCCTCTGCGGAGAGCTGGATGCCTACGACGTGAAGACAGGCGAGCTTTTCTCCCCCAACGACTTCACCGACAAGAACGGCGAGCCGATCACGCTCAGCGACACCACCATCCGCAACATCCTCAACAAGCCCTCCAACCGTGCGATATGGGACAAGAGCCAGCTCAGCTGGTCATCGTTCATGCACGAGTCGATGCCTCACATGCACCGCCATGGCGGCGAGTACTCGCTGAGCCAGGTTACCATGGACGACGTCGATCTGACCCGAAAGCTGCGCGACACCAAGCTCCGGGTGAAAGCCTACTACGCCTACGACAGCGTGAGCCAGTGCGTGCTCGGGGCGAGCTACAGCCGCACCAAGGACCCACAGCTGGTAAGGGAGTGCTTCCGTGAGATGTTCCGCTTGATAGCCAAGCACGGCTGGGGCATCCCTGCGGGCATCGAGGTGGAGAACCACTTGATGACGGAGTACAAGTACTCGCTCTTGCAAGAGGGCACGGTGTTCACCCACGTGCGCTACTGCGCCCCCCTGAACTCCCAGGAGAAGCAAGCCGAGAACTTCAACGGAGCCAAGAAGAAGAGCGTGATACACCGCAACCACACGGGCATAGGCCGATTCTACGGCAAGTGGCAGTGGAGAGCCGAGGCACGCAAGGTGAGCGATGCCAGCAACGACACCTGGGAGGACAAGGAATACTTCAGCTTCGAGGAACTGGTGGCAGACGACCGCCGAGACAACTACGAGTGGAACCACGCCCTGCATCCCGACCAGAAGCGATTCAAGGGCATGACCCGATGGGACGTGCTGATGGAGCGCATCAACCCTAACCTGCGACCCTACGACGAGATCACCCTTGCCCGGTATATCGGCGAGAAGGTGGAGACATCGGTGAGGAGGAACTCCACGGTGAGGGTGGCATACGAGGACTGGTGGCTCTCCTCGTACGAAGTGCTGAAGAAGCTTGCCCCGAACAACTACAAGGTGACCGCCTACTACCTGCCCGATGAGGATGGCAAGCCGCAGAACGTGTTCATCTTCCAAGGCGACCGATACATCGACCAGGTGGAGCGAGTGGAGACCTACAACCGAGTGATGGCAGAGCAGACCGACGAGGACAAGCGCAAGTTCTACCACCAGCAGAAGAAGGTAATGCAGTTCATGAAGTTCGTGAACAAGGGCGTGGAAGAGACGCCGACCATCGGAATACAAAAGAAATTAAACTTAAACCATATAGACAATGAGACAGAAACAGAGATTACGCCACAAGGCCCAGCGATGCAAGAAGCACCCAAGGAGCCGCCAGGGATGGGGCGAGCGGAAGACGACATAAGCGACATCCTCGCACTGATGGAAGATTCTCCCGACGAAGCCACGCTGCGGGCGCAAGCCATAGCGGACATCTAAGGGAAGAGTGAAGAATTCTCTTGCAAGGCTGCTCCTACCACATTTCCAACGGCCTTAGAATGCACTTATAACACACTTAGAACACAACTTAAAACACTTGAAGATATGATAACGACAGAACAGAAGAAAAAGATTACAGCCGCCATCGAGCGCAACCGTGCGCTCTACGAGAGCGACTCGAAGCACGCCAAGGTGCTCGGCATCTCCACCAGCGTGTATAGCATGGTGAAGCAGGGACAGACCGACAAGGCCCTATCCGATGCCAACTGGGTGCGACTGGCCCGCCGACTCGACGTGAGCCTGAAGCACGAGATGGACTGGCAGACGGCTCGCACGGAGACCTTCGTCACCATCACCCAGCAGATGGAGATGGTGCAAGGCTCGGCACTCTCGATGATCCTCTGCGACGAGCCCAACATCGGCAAGACCTACACCGCCCGACAGTATATCAAGACCCACAAGGAGGCCATCTACATCGACTGCTCGCAGGTGAAGACCAAGCGCCGCTTCATCCGACAGATGGCGACCGAGTTCGGACTGGATGGGCGTGGCACCTACGCCGATGTGTATAACGACCTCACCTACTACATCGTCAACGTGTTGCAGTCGCCACTGGTCATCCTCGACGAGGCTGGCGACCTTCAGTATGAGGCGTTCCTGGAGCTGAAAGCCCTCTGGAATGCCACCGAGCACTGCTGCGGATGGTACATGATGGGTGCCGACGGACTGAAGGAGAAGATCAACCGCTCCATCGACTGCAAGAAGGTGGGCTATACCGAGATCCTTTCCCGATATGGCGGCAAGTATGCCAAGATAAGCCCCGACGACGGCAAGGACCGACAGGACTTCCTGATGCGCCAGGCGGTGATGGTGGCGAAGGCGAACGCACCCAAGGAGAGCAGCAGCCTCGACATCGCCAGCATCGCCCGAAGGGCACAGGGCAGTCTGCGCCGAGTATATACCGAGATAGAGAAAGTGAAAGGCGATGAATAATGCCCAATGTATAACCAATAATTCGTTGCTATGGTAAAGAGAGCATATGGTCCGAGGGAGATGATGCGCTTCAAGAGCGTGCCGCTCCCATGGGACGGAGAATGGCAGAGGGTGTTCGGCAACCCCGAGATCAACGACATGTGGTTCATATCGGGTCCCTCTGCGTCGGGCAAGAGCTCGTTTTGCATGCAGCTCGCCAAGAAGCTCTGCGAGTATGGCAGCGTGCTCTACGTGAGCGTGGAGGAAGGCACGAAGATGAGCTTCTGCCAGCGCCTGAGACGCTACCACATGGAGGAGGTGCAGAGCAAGTTCCGGGTCGTTGACAACGGAAACCTGGACGACTTGAAGGAACGGCTCCACAAGCGCAAGAGCGCCAAGTTCATCATCCTCGACTCGGTCCAGCTGTTGCAGTCCACGTTCGGCTGGACGTTCCAGGACGCACTCGAGCTGATGGCGGAGTTCCCCCACAAGTGCTTCATCTTCATCTCGCAGGAGTACAAGAGCGAGCCGATGGGCAAGACTGCAGGAAAGCTAAAGTACCAAGCCAGCGTAAAGGTGAGGGTGAACGGCTACAAGGCGGTGTGCCAGGGGCGATTCATCAAGGAAGCCGGGGCTGAGTTCGAGGTATGGCAGGACGGAGTGATACAGACATCAAACAATCTTTAGACTTATGGAAGAGGTTATCAATGAGATCATGGAGTATGTGAAGCGCAAGACTTCCGACTTCTCCTACATGGACCAGGCACAGATCTATGGCGAGCTGGAGAGCCGACTTGCCGACCTCAACGCCGACGCACTGCGGAGCGAGTACCTGGGGAGCAACATCGACGAATACATCCTTGACGGGGTGTAGGGAAATGATAAATCACAAATGATAAATCATAAATGACAATAAAACCAATATACGACTATGAGTGAGATTCTGAAAGAAATCAAGCAATGGTGCAAGGCCGTCAGCGACGAGCAGCACCGCAAGAAGGTGCTGCGCAGAGAGAAGGAGGTGAAGCACGAGGCTCAGCAGAGAGTACAGGTAAGGGAGTTCGGCGGTGAGCTGTTCTTTTGCTTCGATGGCATACCGCTGCTGCACGAGGATGACCTCGCCATCGACCTGGGCAGTGCGACACGAGAGGCACGAGGACATTTCTGCGACTATCGAATGACGCTGGACGCTTGATGTTTCACCGTAAGACAGAGAACGGAACATGATATACCAACTGCAAGTAAAGAACGGATGGAAATGGCACGACCGATTAAGAACTACCATCGCTTCTACGCCTCGTTTAACAAGCTGCAGAAGCACGGCTCTGACGAGGACACTAAGGCGGCTCTCGTGAGCCAATACACCGGAGGCCGCACCACCCACCTCAGCGAGATGAGGGTGCGAGAATATACAGACTGCTGCAAGGCACTGGAGAACATGCTGGGCTATGGCGACCAGCGCAAGCGCCACCGCTCCATCTGCCTGCACTTGATGCAGGAGCTGGACATCGACACCAAGGACTGGCAGCGCATCAACGACTTCTGCAGCCACCCCCGCATCTGCGGCAAGGTGTTCGCCCTGCTCGACATCCCCGAGCTGGAGGCACTGGAGCTGAAACTCCGGGCCATCAAGCGCAAGGGGGGACTCGGGGGAAGTGAAGAGAGAAGAGCGAAGAGCAATTCGAGTGAAGAACGAAGAGTGAAGAGTGAAGAACTCTCTTGCCCTTCAGAATATATACCAATCATAATCATACAGCAAAATGGAAACAACGACAGTTACAACCCAACAACAGCAGGCAACCGCCCAGGAGGCAGCCGCCCCTGCTGAGGAGAAGAAGGTGACCATGGCGGTCGATCTCTCCCAGATGACGGAGGCACAGAAGGCGGCACTCCGTGAGCAGCTCAACGCCGAGGCGAAGAGCAGCCGCCAGGAGAACCGCAAGGCATACGAGGACCTCAGACACGAGTTCATGGTGAACGTGGAGAACCAGCTGGGCATCATCGTAAAGAGCGTGAAGCAATTCAAGGACTGGCTCGGCAGCGAGTCGGATGCCTTCACCAAGATCATGCAGCGATATGGCCAGACCAAGTTCGACGACCAGAAGAGCTTCACCATCACCGACGGCGACTTCCGCCTCTCCATCGCCAGCAACAACGTGAAGAGCTTCGATGAGCGTGCCGACCTAGCCGCCGACCGACTCATCAAGTACCTCAAGCGCTACATGGAGCAGAGCGAGAAGGGACAGGAAGACCCGATGTACCAGTTGGCGATGACGCTCCTGGAGCGCAACAACGCCGGCGACCTCGACTACAAGAGCATCTCGAAGCTCTACGAGCTGGAGGACAAGTTCGACGAGGAGTACGCCGACATCATGACACTCTTCAAGGAGTCGAACGTGGTGCAGAAGACCGCCGTCAACTTCTACTTCTTCAAGCGAAGCCAGGAGTCGGGCATCTGGACTCGCATAGAGCCTAGCTTCTGCCGCCTGTAGAAGAGTGAGGAATCACGACTTTAATGTTTTCTTTAATATCATATCAAAAGTGTGTTAAACTAAGGGAAGGGCAAGTGCTTTGAGGAAATACCGCAAGAGGACCGGACTGAGCTACAAGAAGAGGGTGGCTGACATCAATGCGATATACGACCGATATGCCAAGTTGGGAGTACCCAACAGGGAGATATGGAGGCGGTATATTTACCCCACGTATGCTCTGAGCGAGCGTCAGTTCTACTACATCTTGAAGGCATCCGCCGACCCTCGCAACGAGATCAGCGAGGCACAGGAGCTCTTCCTGAAGTTTGAGGAATAACATGGCTATGGCAAGTGCAGACGGAGAATTGAGAAAGGTGGTGAGGCGGATACTGAGTGACATCCGCGTCGAGCTGGGCGATGAGTTCGACCAGAACTTTGAGCGGCAGGGCTTCTTTGCCGAGAAGTGGCAGAGGCGCAAGAGCCCGATACGTGGCGACGGTCACATCCTCGTGGCATCGGGCGACCTCCGCAAGAGCATCAGGAGCCGCAGCGACGAGAGCAGCATCACGTTCTACAGCGACCTAGCCTACGCAGGCATCCACAACGAGGGTGGCGAGATCAAGGTGACGGCAAGGATGAAGCGGTTCTTCCGCGCCAAGTTCTACGAAGCGATGGGAATGACCAAGAAGAACGGTAGCGGTAAACGCCGTGAGCTTACCGATGGTGGTTTCTATGCGTGGACAGCTAAAATGAAGCTGAACGAGAAAGCGGAGTTTTGGCGCATGATGGCACTGATGAAGGAAGGCAAGACCATCAAGATACCTCGCCGTCAGTTCCTGGGCATGGCACCGGAGGTGGAGACCGAGGTGAGGAAGATCATCGAGGCCAACCTTACGCAATACTTCGAGCACGACTTTAACATCAATACAAAATGACAAGATTATGGACGCAAGATTAAGACTATATACAGACATCGTGATGGCGATGAGGAGCAAGGTGCCAGAGATCAAGACCTTCGACTTCTGGAACCGCCAAGTGGAGTTTATGCAGGAAGACACCGCCTTCGAGTGCCCCGCCCTGTTCATTGAGTTCGGGGCTATCCAGTGGGCGCAGAAATACAAGGAGACCTGCAAGGGGCTGGAGGGACTGGGCGAGGTTCGCCTTCACCTTGTCACCGACTGGCACGCCCACGAGGATGGCGTGACGGCGATACAGCTCAGCGAGAAGATGTTCCAGGCACTGCTGGAGATGCCGGGCGTGGACGACTATCAGCTGGGCTTCCCCTCACAGACGCTCACCAACCACGACCACGAGGAGGTGATGGAGAGCATCGAGGTGATAGGCGCAAGGTACTGGAGGGACATCCCCTACTAAGACAAGAGTATTTTAATATTTCTATAGCTTTAATGGATTTTAGAGTTTTGTTTATTTCAAGGACACCGCCCCATGGCGATGGGGATGGGTTCGATGGAGAAGGGGCTGCGTCGTGATGACGCAGCCCCTTTGTTTTTGCTTGATGGTAAGATTGTAGTAAGGTTGCGCCCATGGGCGCTATGCCTTAGTACTCCTTGACGTTCTCGTCGCCGGAGTCGCTTCCACTGGAGGAAGAACCGCCGCCGGTCTGTGAACCGCCGCTTCCGGTCTGCGAGCCACTGCCGCCCTCGGAAGGCTTCTGCCCGGTGCTGCCGCTGTCGCCCTTGCCCTCGCTATCACCTGGGGCTGGGTCGGCTGGGTTGGCATCGCCTTGCGCCTTGGCTCTTCGGATGGCGGCACGCTGCTCGTCACGGTTGGCGACGATGTTGAACACGGCGTTCTCCTTCAGGTTCTCGAAGCTCTTGCCCGGTACCCACACCACGTTCACCTTCTCCACGCAGATGTCGGGGTTGTACTTGCTGGCAATCTCCGTGCCCTTGCCCTGCAGGGTGACGTAGAACTCGCCAAGCTTGCCCAGCTCCACCTTCTTTCCGGCGAGGAGCATTTCTCTGAGGCACTTCACCGCCTTGCCGAGGATGGCTTGCACATCCTCAGCGTCATAGACGTTGTTGTGGTCACTGATGTGCTCTGAGAACTTCTCGAGCGTCATCTTCTCGGTGTACTGTGCCACACCGTAGGCTTTCTTTGGGTCGTCAGGCTTGGCTGGGTTGCCCATCAGTGCAATACTGTAGTTGATCATTGCTTTGAATAATTAAGAATGAATAATTGGGCTTGCGCCCTTTGGGGTTGTTCCGTCGCTCGGGCGGTTGCTTCCCTTATAATTTTGTCGCAGCTTCGTCCCTACTAGGGGCGAGGCTCGGTCGGTAGTAGGGACGAGGCTCGGTCGGTACTAGGGGCGAGGGTTGGTCGGTAGTAGGGACGAAGGCTCGGCGGTAGTAGGGGCATTCAGTTTCTCCACCAACAGCCTCGCAGTCTCGGTTAGTTCCAACTTCTCCGCTGCCAACTTCTCCGCTGCCAACTTCTCTGCCGCCAACTTCTCTGCCGTCATACGCTCTGAAAGGAGGATGCTATTGCCGAACTCATCCCTGGTGGTAGCCTTGCTTACCACTGCCCCCCCAGATTTGCTTACCTGAAACAAGACACCGGCACGGCTCATCGTGTGGAGCGTGGAGGCACGCAGCACGCAGTCGGGGAAGGATAGCTTGGAGAGCTGCTTCTTGGCTTGCTTCTGATTCTTGTCGTTCGCCTCCTTCACCATTCGGTAGAGTTCGGGGGCGGTGGTGCAGATGAGGTCGCCCAGCATGTTGGTGACGAAGGACGTGTTAACGTTAGCACCGTTCTCGTAGATGATGCCGCCATGTACTCCGATGTAGGTGCAGTTCTTGCGGATGGAGGTCATGGCTGGTGCGAAGAGCAGGAAGGAGATGCCACGGCTCACGTAGAAGTCGCAGATCTTGGCGAAGATGGAGAAAGGTGGGTTGTCGATCACCACGCAGTTCTCGGGGTAGTCGTAGTGCTCGAAGTCGCCACCGGGATAGAAGGGGCGCACCACTGGGCGGTCGCCCACGTCGAGGTGCTTTCGTGCCCATGCCAGCACGGCATCATATACCAATGGCGGTGTGTAACAGTCGTCCGTGGTCTTCTTAGGCTTGAATTTCTCCACGAAAGCATCGTAGTCTTGTATTTTCTTGCTCATTTTCTTGCAGGTTTAAAATGTTTATTATAAGTTTGCGCATCGTATAACTTAAAACATTTATAGATTATGAAACATTATCTGACACAAAGTACCAAGCTCGGGATGAATCGAGAATTAATGGATATAAGAGAGGAGCTGGAACAACAGCGCTTAGCTCTAATCCGTCATTTGACAACGTTAGATGCCACTTTATTAGGTATTCTAACCGTTTTTCAAGATAAATTGAAACTATGCCTCTCTCCTCTGTCTCTGACAACTGCCGGAATGATTTTATTATTTTTATCTCTCGTTTCTGGAGTATATCATATGTACATGGCATATAGAGTAAACGAGAAAGTTTATCGCGGTCTTGCAAAAATAGTGAATGGAAAGGATGCTCGCGGCTCAGGAGCCGTAAACTTCCCAATCGGCACCTTATTCGCTGCCAAAGTCTGCCCAGTCTGCTTGTGTCTGGGTACTCTACTCTTATTGGTAGGCGCATTTTTATAGTTTCTGTATCTTTTTTGCTCATTTTCTTGCAGGTTTAAAATGTTTGTTGTATCTTTGCAGCATCCAATTCGACGTCGGCGGGGAGTCTGGGCTTTAGTCCAGATCCGCTTTCGTCTTCGGGACTAGAAATCAAACTTTTGTATTTCTAGTCCTTTTTCTTTTCTTAGGATACAGACTATGTGACGAAGTGTAGGTTCTTTCTCTGCTCTCTGCTTCATGTATTGGTACCCTCTTCGTATTTTCTTAGCTCCAAACATTGAAGGATCATTGAAGAACATACATAAGGTATTATTTTTTTCATGTACGTCTGAGCGGTCATTGTATTTTACTAACTGCTTATTCTTACGACAAATGATACTACCATAAAAGTCCTTATTTTTTGTTACAGAGGCTATGTCCATACGAGTGCCATCAAGAATCATATCAAGAGACACGAGTGTTTCTCCGCTTCTACCTTTCTTCTGCTCATCACAAAGGATAACACTATGACCGCAATCATATAACATTCTTGCAAGTTCTTTTTCTAGGTTCATACCTTCGCTTGTGCCTTCATTATGCCCTAGGTGGGTTGCTTTCAAGGCTCCGTTTTCAGGATTAAACTCTACATCTTTGTATCGTTTGTCCTTGGAGAGTCTATCATATTCTTGCTTGTTGTGCGCAATACGTTTTAACTCTTCCTTGCGTGATGTATTTCGCCAGCATTGATGGTTGAGCCGACAGGCGGCGCAGAGCTGGTTATCTACGATTTCGTTTACCAGCCCTAGCTTGCCTTTCGCCACATCGCAGTCGTTGCAGCGCTTGATGGTGTAAGGGTTGTAGTCTGGTATGGTCTTGCCCTGCTTGCCACTGTTGAAGCGGAAGATGCTCAGCTTCTCGCCGTTCAATACTTCCTCGCCACGGCTCATCGCCTCGTTATGGGGTGTCTCCTCATATTTGCCACGGCGCACCTGTACCACGGTGCAGCGGCAGTTCCAACCGTTTGGCGGGTAGTAGCTCTCCCAGAACGGGTCACTCATCGGCAGGGTGATGCGGTCGAGGGCGGCGTGCTCCGGGCGCACCTTGTCGTCATGGGCGGTGCGGTACTGCAAGAGGTAGCGGTCGCCATCCTCGCTGTACTGTTCCCACTTCGCCGCCATCTCTGCCGAGGCTTGCACGAAGTTGTACTCAGCGTGGAGGTAATTGGCGTTGTAGGTCTCGTCTATCTTGCGAACGTCGTTCAAAAAGCGTTCGAACGGCTTTCTATCGCCGTTCTCATCGAGCAATGACGGGAACGCCTCGTTCAGCTCGTGGAAGGTCTTGATGCCTGAGAAGATGTAGTTGGAGCGAGTAAGGCGCTCCCTCATCTTGTCGGTCATCCTCACTTGCTTGAAGGTGGAGTCGAGGATGCCGGCATGGGCATTGATGAAGCTCTGCGCCTCGTCGGATGCCAGGATGTCGATGTCGAGCTGTGCGCCCCTCTGACCATAGAGGGCTTTCATCATCTTGTCGAACTTGTGGGTGAGGTTCTTGTACTCGCTCAGCTTCTTGTAGTCGTCGTTGGTTCCCTCCAGGGGTATGAGGTTGTCGCCCAGCCATCGTCTGTATCGTTGGTGCAGCCCCTTGTAGTCGTCGGGGCTTAGTCGAAAAAAGGTTGGCTCGCTGATGGTGCGGACAACGCAGATTTGTCGTCCTTCTTGTCATCCCCTGATGGCTGCTGCATGCCGAATGGGTTGGCTTGCTGCAAGCGTTCGCCCACGGGCATGTTGTACTTGTCGGCGAAGTACTTGCCATCCACCTCGTAGCGGTCGCTGATCATCTTCTCGTACTCCATCTGCTGCTCCGGGGTGTAGTCTATCGACTTGTCCCAGGTGAAGTGCATGCCCTGCAGTGGGAAGCCATGTTGGATCATCCGGGGGATGAGCTGGTTGTTGATGGTGTTCGCCAATAGCTTGGCATCGCTCTCCACGATGTTCTGGAACACCTCCAGGTGGGTCTGGCTCTGCGAGAGGCTGCTGCCGTCCTCGATGGTCATGGTCTGACCGATGATGAGCTTCGATATTTCCGAGTTGGCTCTATCCACACGCTTGTCATACACATTGAAGGCATCGCTCTTGGCGTTCTCCACCAGTTGCACGGTGGTACCCTCAGGCAGCACTGCGTAGCTGGCCAAGCCCATGCGCTGCATCATCTCCTCTATCTTGTCGGTCTCGCTCTGTCTGCGCGAGCTGGTGGTCGCCACACGGAGGGGTATGCCGAAGATCTCGCCGAACACGTCCCAGGCGGCGAGCACGTTCTTCTTCGGTATGGTGTGCTGCGCCGCCTTGAGGTAGAGTCCGAGGTCGTCGGGCTTGCCCACCTCCACCAGGTTGCCGAAGTATTCGGGGGCGTGGTAGTCGATGCCGGTGGTCCAGTCCTGTCCGAGGTCGGTGATGAAGCAGTGGTGCTCCGGTATGACGTACTTTCGGTCGATGAGGTGCATGCCGTCGTAGGCCAGGCAGCCGTCACCGTCGGTGGTGAGGTCGCCCATCTCGATGAGCGAGTGCCCCCAGTAGGGCGTGGAGAGCACCAGTCGGCAGAAGTCGTCAAACCACTCCTGCTGCAGGAAGTGCCTCAGCTCATCGTGGGGCGTGCCATCCTTGTCCTCGATGTTGAAGGAACGGGCGAGCACGAAGCCCATCCTCTGCCCGATGCACCCGGAGAGGTGTGCGTCGATGTCGGCATCACGGTAGATGTCGTAGAGCCACTGGCGGTTGGGGCTGTCCACGTCGATGGCTAGCTGCCATGCACGCCGCCACTTCATGATGTCGCCCTTGGTGAGTGCCTCTGTGGTGCGCTGCAGCTTGGCCAGGATGCTCTCCACCTTTCGGCGGTCGCCCTTTCCGGCTAGCTGCACGTCGCCGAACACGGTGTGCCACACACGTGGCTCACCCTTGATGGCTCTTCTGAGGTCGTATATGCCATCTATGGCCTTGTTGAAAATTCCCATAGTCTTCTTTGCTTTAGAATGAATTGATGGTTGTGTGTGTTACCAGGAGTGGTTGTCGGGACCCTTGCCGAAGGCGAGCACGCCGCCCACTCCCGTGGCGTTGCCTTGTGCGTCGGTACTCACAGGCAGGTCGGGCACGATCTTTCCGGCTTGCACGCCCTCCAGCCACTTGATGGCTCGCTCGTATCGCTCCTGTCTCGTCTCCATGCCCATGCGTCCGGAAGTGGATGCCGCCATGTTGTAGAGGGCGATGTCGGCGGTGTACATCACCAGCTGGCGGTTTCGGTCGCTCCCCTCGGCGGCGAATGTCTTGTCGCAGTCGTATCGTGGGCGCAGGTATCCCGCCACCTCCTCGATGGCCTCGGCGATGGCGTTCTCCACGTTGTCGGGGTCGGCTTGCGTGATGACCTTCAGCGAGGCTTCGCTAGCCACCACCTTGAAATCTTCTGTGCTGATAAACATCTTTGTATGAATGATAAATGATAATGAATAAATGACAAATGGGCTGCGCCCTTGGGGGCTTACCACGTGTTCCGGGGCTTCTGTCGCTCGCCGATGCGAGGCACGAAGGCTTCCAGCCTGCCTTGCTTCTGCAGGATGTAGATGGCTCCCTCGTCGGCATCGGGCGCATCGTCGTGGGCACGGCTGCCGTGCTCCAGCGAGAGCGTCTGGTCGATGCCCACCTGCATGTCGTCGGTGTCCTTCAGCGCCTCGTTGTAGTACACCTGCCCACGCTCCCAGAACGGAGCTACGCTCTCGATGCGCTGCAGCTTGTCGGGCTTCTTGCGGTAGTCGGGCATGATGGGCAGCTGGTAGCCACGGATGTCGCCCTCCGCCTGAAACTCGTCGAGGGCGGTGTCCTGCATCAGGTTCGACTCCATGTAGAACTGGATGCTCGCCCCCTCTTCCAGCGACCGCTCATAGAGGTTGTACAGCCAGCGTACCATCTCGCCCGTGGTGGCCTGGCGCACGAAGCAGTCCACGAGGTGCAGCTCCCTGCCCATCGCTCCCCAGAGGCGGCATGCCTTGTAGTCGTTGGAGGTGGTCGATTTCCACGAGGGGTCGGTGTAGCACACCAGCGACTCGTACTTCGAGAGCCTTGGCATCCGCTTGTATTGGATCCAGTTGTGTCGGAAGATGGTGCCGTCCTTGATGGGGTTGTGCATCATCTCCTTCTCCCAGTCGCGGTAGCCCACGAACTCACGGTAGGCATCCACCTCCTCACGGGTCCACTTCTCCCTCCATGTGGGGTTGCCGTCCTTGTCGATGGCATACACCTTGCTGAGGAACACGCCCTTGGTGTGGGCGATGTTGTAGAGCACGGAGTTCTTGTCGATGAGGTTGCCCACCATGATGAAGCGGCCACGACCCACGTCCAAGGCTCCGAAGAGTGCCGACTTCACCCAGTGGGTCAGCTCCCTCACTCGCTTCTCGTTCTTGCAAAGCTCATCATCGTCGAGGTCGTCGATGACGATGTAGTCGGGGCGTGCCTCACGGTCACGGAGGCCACGGGGGCTCTGTCCTCTGCCGCAGCCGAGGAACTTCACGCCGCACGCCGCCTTGAACTCGCCGTCGGTCCAGTCGCCCCCGGCAGGCTTCTGCTGCCCGAAGTCACGTATCAGTCGGTCGTTGTACTCCAGCTCCGCCTGCACGTCGGCCAGCAGTCGCTTGGCGGAATCCTCGCTCTTGCCCACCACGACCATGAAGTTGATGAGCCGCTGCGGCTGAAACATGAGCCACAGGGGCAGGAACACATCCATGTGGGTGCTCTTGGCATGGCCACGTGGCCACATGAACACCGCCTTCAGGTTGGGGGTGGAGCGCACCTTGCGCGCCGCCTGGTTGTGGAAGGGGGCGTTGTGGATGGTCTTCAGCACCTTGCCCGTGGTCTTGTCCTTGAGTTGCAGGTAATGGGGGAAGTAGTACTCGCAGAAGGCGGCGTAGTTCTGCTGCAGTCGCCTGATGCGTGCCTCCTTCTCCGCCTTGCCCTCGGGGCGCATGATGCTGGTGTCGGTCATGGAGTGTATCTCCTTGCAGAGTTCCCTCCACTTCTCGTAGGCTTTCCTAGCCTCTGCACTTACTGCCATAGATTAAATGATAAATAACAAATGATAAATAATAAATGGGGCTTGCGCCTTAGAGGTCGCACGAGAACCCGTTGTTCATCTTCTCGGAGATGAAGAGGTCCTGGTAGTAGTTGAATGTCTTCAGCAGCTCCGGCGTGATGTTGGGGTCGCTCTGCGCCCTGAACTTCATCCACTTGGAGAACGCCATGAACACCTCGATGGCATCCACCACGTTCGCCTTCTTGTCGAGCTTCTCGATCACTGCCGCCATCTTGGCGAGCTTGTCGCCGAGTCCCGCCATCTTCTCCGGGTCCTCGCTCTCGTTCACTTGCGACACGAGTGCGTCGATCGAGAGGAGGAGCTTGTTCACGATCTCCGGTCGTGTCACGGTCTTGGCGGCACGCTGCTCCTTCCATCCTCCCTTGGTTGCCCAGTTGGACACGGTTACACGGCTCACCTCTATCTGCTCGGCTATCTCTGCCTGTTCCTTGCCTGCCATATACAATGTATGGGCGAGGTCCTTCTTACGTTCTAGTTCTGCTTTTGTCATAATGTGTGAATATTAAAAATGTAGTGCAAAGGTGCGATTATTTGGGCAGTCTGCCAAAAAAGTGTGCAATGGTTGCAGAGATGTGCGCAACCATTGCACACTTTTTTGGAGGAATGGTGGAAAGTTAGTAATATTGCACCGTCATTCCGAGTGATGAGCGAGGAGTGAGGAGTGAAGAATCAAAATGTAATACCGTATAAAATATGGGAAAGAAAGTAAGAATCAGCGACGAGAGCGTGAACTGCTACGGCACACGCATCCTCACCAGCGGCATCGACCTCACCCAGTACCAGCGCAACCCCGTGCTGCTCTACATGCACGAGCGAGGCAAGGTGGTGGGACTGGTGAAGAACCTGGAGGTGAGGGACGGCGAGCTGCTGGGCGAGCTCTGCTTCGACAAGGCATCGCCCCTGAGCGTGCAGCTGGAGAAGCAGTACCAGTTTGGCAGCCTCCGCATGGTGAGCGCCAACTTCCGCATCCTGGAGACCAGCGGCGACAAGCAACTGGTGAAGGAGGGTCAGACCTTCGAGACCGTGACACGGTGCGAGCTGTTTGAGGTGAGCGCAGTGGATATTGGCGGCAACGACAACGCCATGGTGCTCTCCGACCAGAGCGGACAGGAAATATCCCTGGCAGGGGGCAAGGACGGCAAGCCGCTCCTGCCACTATTGAATAACGCAAGTAATAACCCTTTAAAGAAGAATGAAATGGAATTGAAACAGATCGCCCTGGCAATGGGGCTAGCGGAGACAGCCACCGAGGCTGAGGTGACCGCAAAGATGAAGGAGTTGAAGTTGCAAGCCGGCAAGGTGGGCGAACTTCAGAAGAAGGTGGACTCTCTCGTGGAGGAGCAGCTCGAAGCCAAGAAGAAGGCAGACGAGATGACACTCGCCAGCGTGACCGCCGCAGTGGAGAACGCCATCAAGGAGAAGCGACTTGATGCCAGCATGAAGGATCACTTCGTGGAGCTTGGCAAGAAGGTGGGTCTCGACTCCCTGAAGCTCACCCTAGGAGCCATGCGACCACAGGGCAAGGTGAGCACCGTGGTGAACCGTGGCAAGGACGGACGACTCACCCGTGTGGAGACTGGCTCGTACCAGAAGCTGAGCGAGGTGCCTGCGGACGAACTCCTCGAACTCCGCGACAACAACCGGGAGGAATACATCGCCCTCTACAAGGCTGAGTTCGGATTCGCGCCAGACTTCGACTAACGTCCCATGGCGCAGCATCAATCAACAACACATCATCATCATTTTTTAAGAAACATAGTGACACATGAAACGAATCATTTCTCTTTTTAGCGCACTCCTGTTCAACTGCATCATGGGTGCGGTAATCTCCGCCGCAATGGGCTACGACCCCATGGCGGGCGCAGTGGTGGCCAACCTCACAGTGATAGCCCTCGGGGGCTTCATGCCCAAGGGCGCAGCCTGCGAGGGCGTGCTGAAGGAACTCTGGACGGGCTACCTCGTGAAGCAGCTGGAGCGTGCCGAGAAAGCCACCTTCCTCGATGGCATCCCCGACAACTCCAGCATCGTGGACAACGACGTGATCCACCTGGTCGATGTGGGCGGCGACCCTGACGTGCTCATCAACAACACGACCTATCCACTGACGGTGCAGGAACTGAAGGATGGCGACATCGCCATCAAGCTCGACAAGTTCCAGACCAAGCCTACCCCTATCACCGACGATGAGCTTTATGCCATCTCATACGACAAGATCAGCCGTGTGAAGGACGCACACGCAAGAGCCATGAACGTGGCCAAGTTCTCGAAGTCGGCGCACGCCCTCACCCCTAACGAGAACACCGCCTCCACCCCTGTGCTCTCCACATCGGGCGAGACCGACAAGGAGACGGGTCGCGTGAAGCTCTGCATGAACGACATCATCCGCCTGAAGAAGGCGCTCGACAAGTTGAACGTGCCTGTGGAGGGTCGCCGCCTCGTGCTCTGCAACGACCACGTGAACGACCTCCTGGAGACCGACCAGGTGTTCAAGGAGCAGTACAACATCAACCGCACCGACGGCACCGTGGGTCGCCAGTATGGCTTCGACATCTACGAGTATGCCGAGAACCCAGTGTTCACCACAGCCGGCAAGAAGAAGGCTGTATCGTCAGCCGCAGCCGCCAACGAGTACCAGGGCTCCTTCGCCTTCTACACCGGTCGTGTATTCAAGGCTACGGGTAGCACCAAGATGTACTACAGCCAAGCCAACACCGACCCATTGCACCAGCGCAACCTCATCGACTATCGCCACTACTTCATCGTATTGCCTCAGAAGATGGACGCTTGCGCCGCCATCTACAGCAAGTACAATGCCGCGGGCAAGGCATAATCACCCTATCAAGCATCAAGGCTATGGCTAGGATGAAATATCTGGTGCTCCACTGCACCGCCACGCCAGAGGGAAGGGAGGTGAGTGCCGCCGACATCAGACACTGGCACTGCGACCCTCCCTCGAAGGGCGGCAGGGGATGGAGGCAGGTGGGCTACACCGACCTCTTTCACCTCGACGGCAAGGTGGAGCGACTGGTGAGGAACAACGAGGATGCCGAGGTGGATCCATGGGAGATCACCAACGGTGCGGCAGGCTTCAACGCCATCAGCCGGCACATCGTGTACGCCGGAGGACTCGCCGACGACGGCAAGACCGCCAAGGACACCCGAACCCAGGCACAGCTGAAGGCGATGACCGAGTACGTGAGGGAGTTCCACCGACGGTTTCCACAGATACGCATCGTGGGGCACAACGAGCTGAACCACGGCAAGGCGTGCCCATCGTTCGACGTGCAGAAGTGGCTCCAGTCAATAGGCATCAGGCAGGTATAGGGACTGTATTTTCAGGATAACATTTTGAGAAAGTTGCATAATCACTCATAATTAGTTAATTGGTTTAAGGTTTGAAAGGCGATGACAGACATCATCATGAACATACTGCAGTGGGCTATCCCATCGGGCGGCATAGGTGCTGCCATCGCCTGGATAGCCAACCGAAAGGTAAAGGCGGCGGAGCAGGCCAAGCAGGTACACGACACCTACAAGTCGATGTACGAGGATGTGAGCCGTGAGTTGTTGAACTTACAAAGGAAAGTGGATGAAAGCACAAGGGAAAACGCAAGCGCCATCGAGGAACTCAACCGTGAGAACACTCGCACACGCAATGCGCTCAATCGGCTCAGCCGTGCCATCGAGGCGATACAGCTTTGCCCTCATCGTGCTACTTGCCCTGTCAGCGGTGAGCTGCAGAACGGCGAGGAAGGCACAGGACGAGACGATGAGCCAGGCTCGAACAGAGCTAAGACTAGACAGCAGCGCAAGCAGAAGACAGGCAAGCGAGACGCTGACGGCGGAAAGCCTGGCGACCATGGAGACGTGGGAGCAGGCGTGGATGCTGCTGCCCCTCGACAGTAGCGGGGGCGGTGGAATCATCGTCAGGGGCAAGGGAGAGAGAAGGCTGCTGGTGGGCGCACGCTCCACACGGAGCACCATCGGAACCGACTCTTCCAACGTGGTTCGGACGGCATCCGAACGGCATTCTAACGAGAGCAAGACGGAGGTGAGGAAGCCTCCAGACGGGCTGACGGAACTGGCAGGCAAGGTGGCGTTCGTCATCATAGCCTTCGGAGTGAGCTATCTAGTAATAACGTATAAAAAGCAATAAGAAAATGGCAATGGAAAATATTTTGGACGGCACCGACCTCATCCTCAGCGTGAACGGCGGTGCACTGGCATTCTCCACGGGATGCAAGATCACCACCTCGACCGAGACCGGCGAGCGCGTGACCAAGGAGGCAGCGGCAGGCAAGTGGAAGGAGAAGTACGTGAAGAGCTTCTCGGAGAGCATCAGCGCCGACGGCGTGGTGTGCGTGGACGCAGCCAAGGACGCTCCTACCTACGACACGCTGAAGGACCTGCAGATAGCGGGCACGGCAGTGGACGTTACCTACAACGTGCGCGAGCCAGGCAAGCGCACCGGCAAGACGGCTGGCGGCTACAAGGGCAAGTTCATCATCACCTCGCTCGACCTCGACGGTCAGGCAGGCGACGATGCCAAGTACTCCATCCAGCTCGAGAACTGCGGCAAGGTGGAGAAGCTGACCACCGGCTTGCAGGACGGCACGGTGACGCAGAGCGCATCGAGCCAGCAGGCAGTGAGCAAGTAACAGGGTTTTATTGTAAGCCATAATTATAGATAAGATGAGAAAGATCATGATCGAGGTGGGCAGCAAGGCATATCCTTGTTGCCTCACCATGGGGGCGATGCTCCTCTTCAAGCGCAACACGGGCAAGGACGTGAGCCAGATGGATGCCTCGGACATCGAGGACCTGCTGATGCTGATGTGGTGCTGCATCGTGTGCGCCTGCAAGGCAGACGGCGTGGAGTTCACGATGGACTTCGAGACGTTCACCTGCCACATCACGCCACAGAACGTGAACCGATGGAACGAGGTGATGAATGCCGCTGGCGATGAAAAAAAAAGCGAGCCGGAACCCTAGGTTCTGACTCTGACGAGAGCCAGGAGCCGCCCACCGTGGAGAGGCTGCTGGGCATAGCGATGGGGTGCATGTGGATGAGTATGGATGACTTTTGCCGATGCACCCCCTCTGAGTTCAATGAGGCCTACGAGGCGTGGGGCGAGTGCAAGGAAAGGCTGGAGCGTGGTGCGTGGGAGAGGATGAGGATGCAGTGCCTCTGCTCCCTCCAGCCCTACTCGAGCAAGAAGCTCAGGGCTGAGGACCTGATGCGGTTCCCTTGGGAAGAGGAGCAAAAAAAATCCCCTTGCCAAGAGGTGCAAGAGGAACTGAGCCACGAGGAAGTCATGGCAAGGTACAGGGAGGCGGCGAAGAGAGCCGGGCTATTGGCACTTTCCGTTGATTCTTTCGACCAGGCAGAAGAATGTTAGAACTAGAAATATGAAAGATAGACCGCAAAGAACTAGAAATGCAACAATTGCAGTTTGTCGTTGTTCACCATGCAGTGGTAAATAGACAACTTGGCATGATACGATGGCACATACGAAAGACAATATCCCCATTGTCCTAGTGGCTCCTTTTGGAAGCCAGCTACGCTTCTGTCTTTTCTTTATAACAACTTCTACTTTCATATTCTCAGTTCATTGCTAAACACGCTGCAAATATAATAAAGCACTACTTCCTGGCCCACTTTGGTGGGTTAAAGGCAATATAAATAAAATAAATGATGACAGCTATAATAAATATAGCGCAAGCCACAAGTTCTACCGTATATGACGGATACTTGTGGAACGATGCGCAAAGAGCCTCGAAAAGGCTATTGCAATCTCTTCCTGCGACGTAATGTAATGGTATCATAAGCTTTGTTCATTACTAAACACGCCGCAAATATAATAAAAATAATCGAACTATCCAAATAAATCTAGATAAATATGCCAAAAGAAGTTAGTTTTGTCATCAGGCTTGATGATAAGGGAACCTTTAAGAAGGTGACCGTAGATGCCGAGGAACTTGGCAGAGCCGTGCGCAGCGTGCAAGACGAGTCGGAAAAGGCAAAGCGTACCATCATTTCTTGGTCGGAAGTGTCCCAAGCATTCGATGTCTTGCAAAATGCCATCAGTGAACTGCAAGGGGTTATGACAGATTTGACCAGCGCCTATCAGGTGCAGCTCGTTGCAGAAACCCAACTGCAAACTATCATGCGCCAACGCATGGGGGCGAATGACGAGATGATTCAGAGCGTGAAAGACCTTTGCTCTGCTCAACAGGAACTAGGTGTTATCGGTGACGAGGTGCAGCTAAGCGGTGCTCAGCAGATGGCAACGTTCCTAAAGAGCAAGCAGAGCCTTGATGTGTTGATTCCCGCCATGAACAACCTCATTGCCCAACAGAACGGACTCAATGCCACCAACCAAGATGCCGTGAGTATCGGCAACATGATGGGAAAGGCTATGCAAGGGCAAGTGGAGGTCTTACAGCGAGTGGGCATCACTTTCACCGATGCTCAAAAACAAGTCTTGCAGTTTGGCACAGAAAGTGAGCGTGCCGCCATGCTCGCTCAAGTCATCACCGACAATGTGGGCAACATGAATGCAGAACTTGCCAAGACCGATGCAGGTAAATGGAAACAAACGGAAAACTATCTGGGAGATATTAAGGAGCAGTTGGGCGCAATGGTGCAACAGTATGCCCCCACCATAACTTTTCTATCTCAGGCGACAATAGCCGCATCTGGCATAGGAAAATTGGCAACATCCTTCTATTCTGTAGGGAAAGCTCTCGGCATAGTGAAAGCCGCAACCATTGCATGGAACGCCACCGCCGTCCGCATGAGTGCCCTTGCTACTACTTGCAGTGCCTCTATGAGGGGTGCTGCTGTGAGTGCGACTACCCTGAAACTTGCTATACAAGGTCTGATGATTGCCACAGGGGTGGGAGTTGCGGTTGCTGCACTCACTGGGGTAATATCTCTATTTGCTTCTAGCTCTGACGATGCCGCAATGCGTGCCACCAATATGGCCAATGCTGAGAAATCAGCGTTTGATAACATTAAGCAGACTTACGATAGTACGCTAAAACAGACCTATGCCAATCTCATCGCCAAGTATGAGCAGATGAAGACCTCCTGGCAGTCGATGAAGTCTGAGCACGAGAAGGTGCAGTGGGTGAAGAACAACAAGACGGCTTTCGAGGAACTGGGGCTGAAAATAAACAGCATAGCTGACGCTGAGAATGCTTTTACCAAAAATACAGAGAAGGTAAAGGAGGCTTTCGAGAAGAGGGCGCAAGCGGCCGCCTATGCGGCAGAACTGGTGGAACTATACAAGCAGCAACTAGACTTGAAGAACCGCAAGCAAAATGTGGATTCCGCCATCAAGTCGGCAAGGGACAAATATAATCATAGTACATCGGTAAGCAACCAAGACAACCCATACGCAACAGAAAATGCGAACCGTCAAGCAAACCTTGCTGGTGTTATTTCCGACATGACACGTGGTGGTGACGGAAACATAGACAAGCTGAATGCTGACCTGAAGACCGTTAATACAAAAATCGCCGAGACAAAGACCGCTTTGAAAGGATTGGGCAACGTTTCCATGGTTGATCCTGGAAGCGGTGGCGGCAAAACCTTTCCTACCAAGACCTCCACAATCAAGACAGACAACACCCCTAAGACCCACCTCGAGGAACTGCAGAAGCAGCTGAAGGAGGCACAGGAAGAACTGGGCAACGCCACCACCATCGATGCTAAGATCAAGGCGGATGCCAAGGTGAAGGACATACAGGGCGAGATAGACGAGGCCACCAAGGGAAAGGTGACCATCGCCGCCCAGGTGGATTCCTCATACATCGTACAGGGCAGTGACGCAGACAAGCGGCTGAGCCGAAACAACGCGCAGTAGCGCATCGACCGCATCAAACAAGACTATGACATCGGCATCATCGCCGACAAGACAGACGCACAACGAGACATTGATGACATCAACAAGCAACTCACCGAATTGGGGCTGAAACCCATCGAGGTACACTGGGAGACCCACACCGAGGAACTGAAACGCCAGCTGCAAGACGCACAGAGGGAGCTCGACAACGCCACCACCATCGAGGCGAAGCTGAAGGCAAGTGCCAAGCTAACCGACCTGCAGGCGCAAATAGACACAGAGACCAAGGGCAGGCTCACCATCGCCGCCGACGTGGATTCCTCCTACATCGAGCAAGGGAGCATTGCCGACAAGCGACAGAGCTACTCCAACGCACAGACCAAGGCGAGCCGCATACAACAGGACTTCGAGATAGGCATCATCGGAAAGGATGAGGCGGAGAAACAGATAGAGGACCTCAACAATCAGCTCTCCAAGTTGGGCAAGAGCGTGAAGCCCATCAAGCTCGACATCAACTCCAAGGACATCGCCAAGATACAATCACTCTTCAACATCGACGTGACCAACTTCGAGAGCGTGAAAGGTGCTTTCACTAGCATCCAAGGTATTGTGGACCCCACTGCCAAGGGCCTCGCCGCAGCGGGTGCCAGCTGCGAGATGCTGGGCAGTGCGATGCAGCAGCTGGGCAGCGACTCGGCGGCAGGCAAGGCTGGAATGATCATGGCTGCCATCGGGCAAATCGTGCTCTCCTTCGCACAAGCCCTCAGCTCCTGCAAAACTTGGGTGGACTGGCTCGCCTTCGGCATATCGGGTACCGCACAGATGATCTCGCTCATCGCCACCGTGAGCAAGTTTGCCACCGGTGGTATCGTGGGCGGCAACCAGAAGAGCGGCGACAACGTGCTGGTGCGTGTCAACTCTGGCGAGATGATACTCAACGCCGCACAGCAGGCACGCCTCTTCGCCATCGCCGACGGCACCGCCGCCTATGGCGCATCCGCACAGATAGCCGCCAACTTCGCACAGGGCGTGGCACTGCCATCGGTGAGCGTGCAGACCGACCGACTGCAGGGCATCATGGCAAACGGCGGTGGCAACCAGCCGAAGACAGTGGAATGGCGACTCAGGGGCAGGGACATCGTGGCTTCCATCGCCAACGAGACTCGCTCCAACCGCAAGCGAAGCAACATCAGAATCAAATAACAAAAGATAAATCGCTATGTACATTCATGGATCTTTCTACAACAAGCAGGACGAGAAGGTGACCGTGCTGATCGTGACCAAGGGCGACCGTACCACCGAGAAGGAAATCGGCAAGGAGGAGGACGGGCTGTTCTTCTCCGACGACCCCGTGGAAATCACCTCCCAGGTGAACGACACCCTCGACGTGCTGCTCTGCTACCAGGCGAGCATCCGGCTGCTCTGCCGTGACTACGTGCCCGACTTCTTCTGCAACTCCTGCAGGGAGGCGGTGGTCAACATCCTCGTGGATGATAAATGCTACTTCGCCGGCTTCATCGAGCCGCAAGCTTTCTCGCAAGATTACAACGAGGAACTGGACGAAATCGAGCTGACCTGCATCGACTGCCTCTCCGCGCTGCAATACTCCAACTACCGCAACATCGGCACCGCAGGCACCACCTACACAGAGGTGAAGGCAAACGCCGACCAGCGCACATTCCTCGACATCATCAAGGAGATACTCGGCGGCGTGAGCCAAGCACTCTGCATCAGCGAGGACAAGACATGCGGCATCTATGTTGACAAGTCCATCACCGCCTGCAACAATAGCAGCATGAACATCTGGGGTGTATTGAGAAAAATCAACATCTCGGAGCTGCTTTTCCTGGGCGAAGAGGAGGATGACGTATGGACACAAGAGGACGTGCTGACGGAAATACTGAAATACCTCAACCTGCGCATCGTACAGGAGGGCACGGACTTCTATATCTTCAACTGGGATTACTACAAAAGATTTAAAAGCTCCGGCTTTTACTTCTACGAAATATCGGGAAGAAGTCCCCAATCTTTTACCTATCGAAGAGTCATCGACACCATCACCAACTCGCTTGTGTCGGACTGCGACACACAGTTGAGCATCACGGAGACATACAACCAGGTATTGCTCACCGACAACGTGACAGAAGTGGATAACGTGATAGAGAGTCCGCTTGACAGCGACTCGCTCATCGTGGCAGGAAACTACCAGAAATACATGACGGAATACATCATGGAGACCAAGGGAAGCATCTCGGCCACCACGCGATATGTTGACTTCCTCCTGAATGACAAGCCTACGAGAGAGGAAACCACCATGGTGGACTGGTTCTGCTGGCCAAAGAACGTGAGAAACTGGAAATTTTACGGAGATGGCGACCACACCACCGACATCTACTCCAAGTATCCAGCCGATGGAACCAAGCAGGAAGACATTCTCAACAAGGGACTGACTGCTGGTGTCGGTGCTTGCGTGTGCGCCTTTGGTAAGATCGAGAAAAAGAACAACGACGCACAGATAGTGACAACGGTCAGCATGGACGACTACCTGGTGATCTCCACGATGGGAAAGGATGGAACACGACCCACCGACACAACCCTCCTGGCGGATTGCCCCGTGGCTGAGTACGTGGGCAACAAGAGTGGAGGCACCTTTAGCCCTGCCGATGAGGACACCGTCAACTATATCGTGATCAGCGGAAAGGTGGCGCTCAGCCCCGTAATGCCACACTCTGGCTGCTATATCGAGGAACTGAAATGGGCGGCGAACTTGCGTGATGACAAATACATAGGCGTTGCGCCAAAGACTGTGACTAAGCGAGACGGACAGGAAATCTTCTATACACGCAAGTACTGGAAGGCGACGAAATGGAATGACGAGCCTTCTGCCGACGACGAGACCAACGCCCTGGACTATCACAACCTCTTCTATCCATACACCGACACCAGTCAGCAGAGCTACGAATATAAGTACAGTGCCGTGGGCGCAGAGACCGACACCATCAAGAAACTGGGTCTCGTGGCATGCATGCTCATCATCGGCGACAAGTGCGTGGTGGAGAAACAGAAGGGCGAGGACCTGGGCACGGGCGTGCCGGGTACTGGCGAGGGCGAGTGCGAGGACTACGTATGGATGACCTACAAGGAGCGGAGCGAGTGCCAGAGCGATGATGAGTACTACCAGCAAAGCTTTACCATCGGCATTGACCCGAAGCTGGGCGACAAGATATTGGGCACGGAGTTCGACATACAGAAGAACGCACCCTACACCAAGGGTATCACGGCGGAAGGCACCGCCATCCCCATCAAGATGGGAGACCATGTGAGCGGCAAGGTGCAATTCAAGATCCTCGGACCTGTCAACGCCGAGTGGAACAACATCACACGCCGACATCCCACTTTCTTCCGCCATACCAAGTGGTATCAGGACAGCGTGCTGCTCCTGCAGAAGACCAACGCCATCTTCATGAAGGACTTCAAGGTGGAGGTGGTGAGCGACAACGGCAAGATGGGAGCCGTGAGCGATGAAAGCGACATTGTGTATATGAGCGACACGCAGGAAGACTTCGTCAACAAGAAGGACGACCTGGAGTTCAAAATCACCACCGCCCTCACCTCTGAGGAGTGCAAGCGGATGGGTGTCAACAACGCCGTGAAGCTCTCCTCGCCACTCTTCGATAAAAGTGCCCTGGTGAGCATCAGGAGCAATGCGACCGGCTTGGCCAGCAAAGGAAAGCCAGAGGAGTTGTACGTGAACGCTGTCTGGAGAGAGTGGCACAAGCCGAGAATCATCTTGGAGCAGGGATTCCTCCATGGAGCGGACGTGAAAGTGTTCGGAAGATACACCATGCCGAGCCTCGGCAAGGACTTCATCGTGCAAGGCGTGGACCGAAACCTCGCCGACGGCACCGCAAGAGTGACGCTGAAGGAGGTGTCCTGATGGCATGACAACGGCTTTATAATGATATTCAAATGGCATGACAACAATATTATAAATAAGATATTACGATGATCGACATCAAGAGTTTTTCAAAGCCCAAGAAATCGGGCAATGGTTCGGGCGGCGGTTCATCCGTCACCTACATATCGGGCATCGCCTCGGAGGCTGACCACGCCACACGTGCCGACAAGGCAAAGAAGGCAGAGGTCGCCGAGCAAGCCAACGTGGCTAACCGTGCCACCTCTGCACAGACCGCCAGCTATGCCTCGAAGGCTGGAGAAGTGGACATCGAGAGCGAAACCCTGCAGAAGTTCCTCCGAAAGGATGATCCGGCAGAGGGAGAGGAAAACGTGGCGGAGGAAGTGCGCCGCAAGGTAACCTTCAGAAAGGATGCCACTTTCGAGCAATCCGCCGTCTTCAAGGAGGCGGCGGACATGCTCAAGGAATTCACCGCCCATGAGCTTGCCGCCTTCCTGAAGGGATTCACCATCGCCAATCAGTTCGGGATAGACGAGTACGGAGATGCGATACTGAACACCATCAATTCGCTGGGGTACGACAACGCTGCCGAGCAAGGATTCTCCATCGAGAAGGAAGACCCCAACAGGGACGAGTACCACCAGTACATCACAAACCTCACCGTGTGGGGCAAGATGACGATGAACGAGCTGGAGGTGATGAAGCGCACCTATGCAGGCGGCACGATCTACCTCTCGCCTGCCGGCGGAAAGATAGCCAAGGTGGTGCCCGTGTATTGGGACGATGAGAAGTCGGGATGGAAAGAGACAGCAAGCGACGCGGCTGTCGTGGGCTGGAAATGCTATCTCCTGGCAGACGATGGCACCGCCGCCACGGAGAACCTATGGCGAGAGGGCGACCAAGTGCGCTGCCAGACCATGGGCAGGATAGCCGCTGGCGGTATAGGGCAAGGCTCCGCCGCCAACAAGAGCTATTGGCGCACCATCCTGAAGCATGGCGTGTCACAGCAGAACGAGAAAATCTACGACCAAGAGGACCACGAGCTCTTCGGCGGTCAGCGTTTCGCCTGGATTGTCATCGGCAAGCATTCCGAGCAGCTGGATGAATACGCCGAGGAGAATGCGCCTGCCGAGACCAGGGACATCCCAGAGGAGGGCGACGTGATCGTGCTCGACGGTAGCAGAACAGACCCCGACCGACAGAACGTGCTCCTGCTGGAGAGCCATGGCTCATACGCCCCCAGACTGGTGGGCTACCATGGCATCGACAGCTATTCGCACGCTAACAAGGACGTGTGCGATGTATCCCCGAAAGGCGTTCAGGTCCGCTCGGAGTACTTCAAGTTGCTGGCGCAAGGCAGCAACACATCGACGGTGGAAATCCCCAACTTCAGAGGAGCGTGGAACGCAGCCACCCAATACTATAAGAACGACCAGGTGAGCCACAACAACGCCATCTGGACGTGCTTGTCGGCAAATAACGGCACAGAGCCTACGGATGGCAGTCGGTATTGGCGCAAGGAAGTATATGGAATGAAAGGAGACAAGGGAAATCCCGGAGCCGACGGCACAGATGGAATAGACGGAACCAACGGCGAGGATGCAATATCCATCATAGTGGAGGATGCCCCTCTCATCTTCGATACTGGCAGTAATGGCATCGTGCCCAGCAACATCGCTAAGTCTGCAAAGGTAAAGGTGATGAAAGGAAACGTCAACGTAACGAATGCAATTACTGCAGCATCATCAAATGATGAAATTTCGGTAAATTGTAAGTCGGGTGTGACGATGCGACAAGACTCCAGTGACCCGTTTCTTAATGTTGATATCTCTGGTAAAAATATAGGCACGACGTGGTTGGATGAGAACGATCATTCAAAAGGCGTTGTTTCCGTTACTTCCGGCTATGCCACAGGTTCGTTCGCCTATAACAACAAAGCATACAAGTTCCATGTTCCCTTCGAGGTGAACGTCTCGAGGTTCACCGGTCAGCTCATGCTCACCACCGATAAGTTCTCCACCGAGATGTCGAAACTCAGCGGCAAGCACAACACGCTATCGGACAACTACGACCGCCTCGCCGCCGACCTCAAGACCTCCTCACCCTCCATCCTCACCAACTACACCTCGAAGATAGAGCAGACCGCCCGCCAGATCTCCCTCACCGTGAGCGAGAAGGCGATGGGCAGACGGAACATGCTGCCAGGAAGTGCGCTGAGGAAAATGGGCGAAGGTTGGGTAGCATCACTCGTTGGCGACTGGCTCGACGGAACATACACGGTAGGATACTATGGCGACCAAGGCATCCTCACAAGCGATGGCATAGGCGGCTCCAACTGCTTCAAGGCGAAGTGCTACTACGATGGCAACACTATCCAATATCCTGGCATGCGATGGTACGGTGCGGCTGGCGTCAGAAATATCAAAATACAATCAGGTAAGAAATATACCATCTCAGCTTGGGTGAAGTGCGACCGCACGGATATGAATATCGCATTGGAATGTCTTTGGCAGCCGGGCGAAAAAACAGGTTCAAACGAAAGAAAGGGTGTAGTGCCTTCCAACGGCTTATATCATTATCTCACGGAGGTAAATACGTGGACGCTGATTACCACCACCATCGACACAACCAATGCCCCTTATTCCTACATCGAGGTCAACCTCTTCATAACCCATATACAGAGTGGCGTTACTGCCACTGCTTGGTTCTGCCGCCCTATGATGGAGGAAGGCGACACATACAACGGATGGACACCATCCCCACAAGACTACGACTACATCGGTGGAAACTTGCTTGACAACACTGCCAGCCTCTCTCTGGGAGGAAATCTGACATATCTATACGGAACTATCATAAAAAATGGCTATGAACCAGACATCAACGCCTCATACGCAAAGGCACCAGCAAACTCTTATGCAGAACTAGTGCAATTTGGTGAAGGCACAAATGATCCTATCGCATTGTCTCCTAACACCGACTATATATTTAGTTTTTGGGCTAAGGGAACGTCGCTGACAGCTTACGCATATCGCAATAACAATAATGCAGAAATGGTGACGGAGGATTGCAATGGAAACTTCAGAAGTTCGACGGAATACGATGATGGCAATACATATTTTACCCTCACGAATCAATGGAAAAGGTATTGGGTGCATTGGCGCACGAAGTCTAGAACCGACTTCATACCTCAGATGATTTTGCTGAGAACATCATCCGAGGCATGGATAGCCAAACCGAAGCTTGAAGTCGGTTGCACCATGACCGACTGGACTGAGAAGCGAACCGACATGGTGGACAGGCAAGCCTTGCTCGCCACAGGCATCGACATCACAAATGGCAAAATCACCATCACCGCCAACAACACCATCTTCCGCGACAACAATGGCACCACCATCGCCCTCTTCACTGGCGGCAAGATTAACGCATCGCTCATTGACGTAAAGCACCTTTGGGCAATCAGTGAGGATGGAACTAGCAAGGTAGGCTACTTCGGAAACGATACGGATTCGGCATGTATAATAGACAATAACACAACCGCACCATTATTTGTTGGAGGAAGCACTGCCCTAATGTCAAACTTCTATGTAACTAGCAACGGAAAGATGGTTGCAAAGGATGCAGAGATAAGCGGTACTTTGAAGGGTGTAAGCGGAACGTTCAATAAACTGACTGATGGAACAGGAAAATTAAGTATCGAATTCCAAGATAATGGATTTTTTATCAAAGGATTTACGAGATTCTATAATAATGTTGCAATAGACGGCATGTTAATAAGTCAAGGTCAAGGTGCGAATTACCTTGCATATGGAGTATGGGCTAGAGGAACGTTCGGAAGCAACGCAAGACTTACCTTGATGTGCATTGATAATCATAGGTATTACTACGAGGAAAATAACACTAAAAGAGTGCAAGGAAGCACCCTTGTCCCATCTGATGGTGCAATAGATGGACACTATCCGTATCTAGTGTCAATGCGCCCAGTCACTAGCCAGCTCGGGATGGACGATGGCGAGGAGGATTGTGAATATTACGGAGCCTCGTTTGATTTGGTAATAATAAGAACCACGTCAAAAAGCGGTTACTATAAATTCACTAATTGTGGGTATGGAAAAGTGTTCCACGTCATCAATGGATATGATAAGCAGAGCGTGTGGATAGCATACCAAGGTGGTTGGTTTGAGCTGTATGGCGGTATGGGTATCACAATGGCTTATCTCGATTCTAGTATGTACACACCGACATCAACGAAGGCAGGAGCAGGATTCTTTATCCTTGGCACTTACGATAATACCTGGGTATAATTTTTAAACATCATAAAGTTATGAAACTACAATTAGACAATGTAATGGTGCGCCTCTCCTTGGATAGCGAGCAGCGCACGCAGATGGATCTGAGAAAGGAAATCGCCAACGCCATCTACAAGACTGGCAGAAGGGGCTTGGCGGACGTGGCACTCTCCACGAAGATGTGGAACGGCAGCAATGATACCGACTACACCGACGAGGAGGTTTCCGCCATCAAGGACTTCGTGGAGAAGAACTTCATCCCAGCCGTCATTGTGGCGGTGAACGAGGTGATAGAAAAAGCCACGATACCCCAAAGCTGAAATATCTAGTAAGTAATTTGGTAACCACCACTCAATGTAAGGGGGTATAAAACTCCCCCATAGAGTAAAAGTAAAAAGAAAGCGATTATAATGCAATTCCAAAGCCATTATAACCGCTTTCTTTTATCCCTAGAGGGAACTAAAAACATATACGTTTCGTTTTGCGAAAATATCATTTCGTTTTGCGCTCCGCGAACATTTCGTTTTGCGGATTATACGTGAGGGAATACGAAACGGAAGACTTCCAGAAACAACTATTCGCGAGGAGATACCTGTAATCTTGAAAAAGTTCGGCTTGTTCCATGATGGTAAACTGAACAATGCAGCCGCCGTGTTGTTTGGCAAGGATTTGTATGGATACCCACAATGTCTTGTGCGTATGGCTCGTTTCAAAGGAACAACAAAAGAAGAGTTTATAGACAACCAACGTGCGGAAGGTAACATTTACGAATTGCTTGATGCCTCAATGGCATTTTTCTTTAAGCATCTCTCACTGTCTGGTAAGATAAACGGTCTTTATCGTGAGGAAGAGTTGAGCATTCCGTACAAGGCTTTAAGAGAGAGTTGCATCAACTCACTTTGCCATCGCTCGTATCATCAACCAGGTAGTTCTGTAAGCATCGCTATCTACGATGACCGTGTTGAAATACGAAATACGGGAACTTTTCCTGCCGACTTGCCTATAGAACGTCTTATGCAGGAACATGACTCCAAGCCACAGAATCCAATTATCGCCAACGTACTCTATAAGAGCAAGATATTGGAGAGTTGGGGACG